TAGAGCACGGTGATTAGGATTAGAAGCGAACCTAAGAAGATCAACCAACATTGCATAAGATTTTCCCCCTCCTGCTGCTCCTCCGTAGAGAACTTCTTTCTCTGGCGCTGCTAAGAACTCTTCCTGCGGGCCAGAGTTCGGTTTGAATACTATTTTTGCAGTTTGTTTTATTGCATCTTTTATTGCTTTAGGCGCTTGATCTAGTAATTCTCCTGTAGCTACTCCCCCAGTTTCTAAAACTTTTAGAGCTTCTTTAGCTTTTTTTGCCCCTCTAGCAAGAGTATCTATTTTGCTTCTTTGCCGTTCTAGATTTTTATTTCTTAAAGATACCTTCTTGCGAGCTTCTCTTCGTAAGTATTCTTTGGTAGATACTCGGTAATTGCCTTTTTCGCCTTCTTCAAGTTTAGGACGACCCATTAGTACTTTGCAGTCCTTACTGCACAACCTTTTGAATATTTTTTAGTTTTTCTTTTCTTTCTTTTTTTTGTTACTTTTCCGCCCCTCTTTTGCCCACTAAGTAATGCTTTAGTTATCTTATCTAAATCTGTAGTATATTCAAGTCTTGCTCGTCCTTCTCCCTCTGGAGTAATACTTCCTGTTCCAGAAAATTTACCAAATTCTCCCAAGTCTAATCCTGCTTGAAGTCTTGCTCTTTCTATTTCTGACCCCCTTCCTTCTATAGATGGTGAAATAAATGCTCCTTCTCCAAGTGGTATATCTCGTACTCCTGCTTCCCACCTAGCATCTTGTATATTACTAAGGGGGCGACCAGATGCTTCTGCATAGGCTTTTCCATATTCTCCCAAGTTTAATGCAGCTCTTACTTGTGCTGACGTATACTGTGGTCTGTTAGGATCTGTACGAACGCTACCAGAAACTTCCACTCCTTGATCCCGATATAAACCTGCTAGTTTTAACCGTTTAATTCGTTCTAGATTTCCTGCTGCTTCAGCAGTGATCTTACCTTCTGGATGTTGCCACGAAGTTCCTATATCCCAGTCAAAAGGTCGATATTTATCGCTACTAAGCTGTACTTCCGCATTTAATCTTCCCCCTGCTATATCCATAAGATCTCTGACATCAATAGCAGCATGATATGCCTCTGTGTTAATATTTGCTCCTGCTTCACCAGATATCCTAGCTCGTCCTACATCAAGTTGTTGACGACCAGTTTCAAATTTACCTTCATAGACTAATTTAGCTGCACCAACAAAACCTGCTGCTAATACTTCTGCAGTTTTTTCAGGTAAACCCTGCTCAGATAAAAACCCTTTAAAGTTTCTTACAAAATCTTTAGTTTCTTTTTTTCCACTTAAATACTCGGAAAAAGCATCAAATCCAAAGGGTGTTGTATTTGCACGAGTAAACATTCTAGCAGATTGTAAGGCTATTTTTCTCCAATTCTTTCTAGAAGTTTAAGATTTAATCCTTCTTCTCCTCTTACTGTTTTAAGTTTATCGAAAACATCTTTAAAAACACTTTCAAGAGCGTAGGTACGCTGTCTTATTTTTTTACTTTCGTAAACAGTAGGAGGCTTTTTCTTTGATAATGGATCAATATCACGCCAGTCCTTTAGAGTCATACCCGCTGGTGTAGGTGCAAGATAAGGACTATCCCCAGCGCGTGTCGTTCTAAAAAGCCCCTGTCTTTCCCGATTGGCAAGCTCTCTCAGTGATTCTCCCGGCATAAGGGCAGCAACCCCCTTTTTCAACCGCCTATCCGCAGCCTGTGACTGTCGTGGCTCTTCTTGCAGAAACTTTTGTATCTGTGTATTTAGTATTGGTGACTTTTGCCTTACGCTAGTTTGTCCCATTAATTTTTCAAGGGCAATAGGCAAATTAGATGCAAACTTCTGCACTGAAGCAGAGGGCGACTTCTGATACTTCCGCATCGCTTGTTCTAATACTTTGTAATCCATATCAGAAATTTTAGGCATTAGGAGTTACATCCTTCATTTCTTTCTTAGCAGGTAGCATAACCACACCATGAATAACTTCCGCTTGAATAGCAATATCCTGTTTCTTACCGATTCCTACCCGGTCGAGAATTTCATTAGCTGCTTTTAATCGAATTTCCATATGGTTCGCACGAATGTCACCATCCATGTCTAGACCTTCTACAAGACGGTTCGCCGCTTTTACACTAGAAGAAGCGAGCATAATCCTTGTTCTATCTATAATCTCATCTTTTAAACTGCTTATTAACCAGCCTTTAGAACTATGTTTATAGCCAGCTTCGTCTATTGCTTCTAGAACATGCCCACCATTATTCATAAGAGAATTTAAGAATTTAGTTTGCTTATCTGTGTATTCTCTTTTAGCTGGTAAAGACATTAGGCTATTCCTGTATAGAACACATGATTTTCAATTATAACTTCCGGCTCTTCCCCTGCTGACCATGCAGGTTGTAAATCTTTTACATGGTAATGTGTAGATCCATTTGTATTATCTTCAAGCCCACCTGCTAAACATCTTGAAGCAATTGCAATACAAATCAAATAACCTGTATTATCTAAGGTTAATTTTTCTAACTTTTCTTTATTCGGATCGTTTTCATTCCAGCAAGAAAACTGATATCTTTTTCTACAGACTTTTTCTATAGTATTGCCCCACCAGCCGCCCTTTTTTACCCGGTTTAAAATGACATGGCAGACTGCTTGCTTACCTAAATTAGATTCACCCCTGGCTTCGCCATACATAGTTTTTGCAAGTGTAAATAGTTCTTTTTCTTTCATTAGCTTTTTACAGGCCGCACACTACCACCCCTCGCATAAGTTTTAACTCTAGGATTTGGTTTAACAACCGCTGCATAATCATGTAAGTACCGTATGTTTTTAACATCGGTCATTTCTTTTCTGCCGGTAGTTCTAGCGATACGGTTTTTTTCCTGTTGTAGTTTACTTATTTTTTTTAGCATATTTTATCATTCTCAACCGCTTTATCATTCTTTTAGCATTTTCTACAGTTTTAGCCGTGGCTTTTTTAATCCACTTACCTTTGGAGTTTTTTCTATATATGACCTTACCTACACGTTTGTAAGGCACAGCTAGTCATCTTTTTTCCTGCGACATTCACAAGGGTCACATTTGCAGTTTTCACATTTACATTCGCCGCAACTCATAATTATTTTCCCTTTTTTCTATTGTATCTATCGTACCAAACTTTACTAGCTTGTCTTAGTTGAGTATTGATAGTTCTTATTAGTTCTAGCTCTTCGTTTACTATTTTGCTGTAGCCAGAACGTATATCTTCATCTATTTCTGTAGATAAACTTTCTACTATTTCTTGTACTCTATCTATATGTCCGCAAGAGTCAGGTGGTATATTTGGTTTTTCTAACTTTCTGGGCATCTTAGTATTTAGCAGATCTTACACCACCGCCTTTTGCGTAGTTTTTCTTAGTTCTGCTTACTTTTTTCCTGGTTCTACCCCCTTTTTTAGCTCCGATTTTCTTGAGGGGATCTTCTACAGTAACAGTTGGTCCGGCAGATGTGAAAATTTTATTAACATTAGCCAAAAACTCGGGGTCCATAATATTCATAGCAGCAGAAGCTATCGTACCAAAAGGGGCTGGTGCTAATCCAACGGCAGTTTTCATAAATTGTCCGACTATTGGATTAGCAGCTATTGATCTATCATGTTTGGGTGTATTATCATCCTGATGTGCAGCTAAACCATCAAAAGTAGCAAGAGATCCGCCATACTTGCCTTGTTGATCTATATCTCTAAAGCCTTCCCGCCTTGCAAACCCAAGTTCCTCAGCCATAGTATATCCAAAAGCATTTTTCTTTGTAGTAAAACCTTTAGGATCATTAAGCGCATTTTGAACAGTTCTAGGAGTTAGATCTGCTCTTTTTTCCGGCGTATCGCCCACTATATCCAATACTTGATGTTGTAAAACCTTTTCCTGAGATAAGCCTTCTATAGCACCTCCTTTTGGACCTGCCCCTTGACTAGAAGTGGTGCCTATCGGTGCGTCTCTGCTTGTTCCACTGAAAGCACCAACAGCTTTAGGAGAAAAAGATGGTGCGCCACCCTTACTTGCACCCTTACTTACGCTTCTACCTGTTCCACTAAATCCTTTTCCAAATGTAGGCACTATTCTAATCCTTTATAAACATAATTTTAGTAACTGGCTGTCCTTACACCACCACCCTTTGAATAGTTTTTCTTACTAGCCCCAGGTACACCACGTTTTCTACCAGCTTCAGTAGGTTTAAAACCTGCAGCTTCTATTTCTCTAAGCTTTTTAAGTTCATCTGGTTCACCGGCAGGAGAAGGATCAAATAGATAAGATAGTGTTCCAACTATTGGTCCACCGATAAGGCGTGTTAGCCATTTTATTGAAGCTGAACTTAATCCCTGTGTTCCTTTAGTAATAAGTTTTTGATATTCTTTGGCTTCCATACCCCTTTTAATTTTTTCTATTTTTTGTGCCTTTGAAAGAGATTCAAACACTTGCTTATACGCATTAGCTTTATTAACCTGTGTCTGTTTAGCAATTTTTCCTTTAATTCTATCCCAGTAAGCGTTATTTGCTTTAGCTAATCTATCATCTATTACTTTTTGTTCTGCTTTAGATAGTTTATTATACCGTTCAACAGCCTGTCTTATAGTTTCTCCTTTTTTTACTAGCTGTCTTACTACCGGGGGATCTTTTTTTAAATCGGCCATTTTAAAAAATCCTAATAACTAGCGGGTCTTACACCACCACCCTTTGAATAGTTTTTGTTCTTGATCTTTCCACCCTTCTTCTTACCAGTCCTCAACTCACGCTTCAGGCGGATCATCCGAGCATCTTCCTCTTGAAATTGTTTATTAAATTCTTCCATAGAAATACCCTGTCTTTTTAAAGCTTTTTTAAGCCCTTCTTCTACTCTTGGTTCCATTGGACGTAGTTTCTTTTTCTTTTTGCCAGGATAATCTGGAATATTACCTATCTTAGTACCAAGACCTAATGCAGTTCTAGATTCTTCATCCCCCCACAGAGCAGCTCTTTCAGCTTGAGTTAATTTATTCATCTGTTTTTTAAGAGTAGGATACTTTATTGAAAGTCTTTTTTCGTAATCGCTGCTAGATTCATCTTCTCTCCGAGGACTTTCCTTTAGAGAATCCATCATTCTAGCTTTTAAACTTTTTAAATCGGCCATTTTAAAACTCCTAATAACTAGTAAAAAAGAAAAATCGGGGGAAGTTAGCTTAAAAAAAAGCTAAACCCGGGAAACCAGTCTTACGAATTGCTGGTTTTAAACTTCCCCCGATACTATAAAGTGAGACTAGTTCTGTCTAAACTCTTTTTAAAAAATAAAGTTGCAGTCTTTTGACATTTGTAGCCTCTGTATACTATTATACAGCTAAATACGGGTTTTGTCAAGTAAAAAATAATCTTTTTTATAAACCTTTGTAAATAAACACTCTTTTAGAACCATTTTTTCTTACTAATTTACAGTTATTTTTATAATT